CGAGGCTCAAAACGCCTCGTCAAAAGCCTGCCGAGTGGGGTGTACAACGTCCCACCCTGGGTACATCACGCTTTTCGTAGTAAATCACGAATAAGCGACCCAATCTTTTTTGTGGCCAACCACGCAGCCTCGTATAAGAGGACCGCGCGGCTTGACCCCATAAAGAGCGGCAGCAAGCTGGACGTCAGGGTCGAAACGAGACAGTGGCATATGTCTACCAACCGGCCGATATATCTGAACATAGCGTATCCAATTAATTACTCGGGTACGCCAGGTTGCAGGATCGGTTGTTGACAGACACACGTCACCGAGTTCCGGTGGTCCCTTAATCCTACGGATGTCACTTGGTATAAAACCCAAGCAACGTAGATAAGCACGCCTAATACAAGAAGCCAGCCCATCAGGACACCCAGTAATTCTGGTGCCCAAGTGGTAAAGGCCATTTGCAAAGGCGACCCATTCCTGCGGCTCATTTGGTACCTCCTTCAAGTAGTACGGGCGGACATTTTGCCCATTGAAGTAGTCACCACCGCAGGACTCACGAAAAGGTCCGGAAATGAAGCACTTATCGGGATTAGGAACAAACCCGAAGAATTTCAGTGCAAGAAGGACCTCACGTGCGGAATCACTAGTGACAATGATGTCGTCACCGTAGACGTAGGCAACAGGTGAACATTCCCGGGCTATAGCCCAGAAGATGAGCGTTTCAAGCTCAAATGTATAACCATTGCCCATACTCGAATGCTTCTCAAGTATGTACGCGTCGTAGCTATTCTTCCCTTTTTTAAATAATGTTTTTGTAGAGCGAAGCGAGTTTAAAAGCATCGCCCAGCTCTCAGGAAGGAGGTAGTCCACAACATTCCGTGCAACCGTATCGCTTGCTGATGAGAGATCTATCGTAGCTAATGAGCCGTCTAAGCTCCCTACCCTAGCCAAGGCTCGGTGTAGTGTTTGACCCTCATCAAGGTCAATATTAGCTATCGCCTTAAGTCGACGTCTTAGATATCTACCGACACCTAGTTGGTACCAGATGTTAATAGACGGTTCGACGCCGATTGAGCGATCACCCTTGATCGTCTTAGGGACCGTTGCGAAACGGTTACCCTTTACAATCTTAGGCACAGATATATCGCGATGGCATAACGCCCTAAACCACGCATTCTGCTCTTCAAGCAGTAGTAGTGGTTGTAACAAGGGCGTCATAGTTGGCTGTGACTGCATTTTATGTAAGACAGTGCAGTACTGACCCACATCATCGTAAGTAGCGCCTTTCCCATGCTTACACTCATCGAGCGCGTTAGGTAACGCACCCAAGAGACGCGAGATTCTTCTTTTAACCCTTTCCATAAATTGGATTAGGCGGCCATCCATGTCGGGGTAATACCCGGATAAATAGTTGGCAAATCTTGCGTTTGTTGTAGCACAAAGCTTCTCAGCTTCAATCCACTTCTGCTCGGCTTCAATGCGTAGGTTTTCAGGATTAACCCCAGGAAGGTTTTTACACTTCCTGAGTATCTCTGTAGCCATCGCATCTTTGAAGTAAGCATCAGCAGTAAGGTAGTGCGCGGGGTCTATCGTTAGATTTCCGAGTTGACCCCACTCCTCATGCTCGATTAAGAGCTTCACCATAAGTGAACGAGGGGTGTCGATGTCCTCAAGTAATAGAAGGACCACACTAACGGTATCGTTAAATGCGTACATGTCGCTACTCCTTTTAGGCAAACCCGTGAATTAAACGGGAGTAATTCCAGCCTTGATGGAATCGCGGATCGCCGAGCTCACCTGAAGATTGGTGAACTGGTGAACCGCCTCAGCGATTATCGCGTCCGGCACCGACGTAGGCACCAGGTAGTCTGCGGACGACAGTACAACATGAGCTGTCATCTTTAGACCAGTGGTGCTGTCCGTGTAGGTGAACGGGTACGAATACTCTAAATGCGGTTTACGGGCGGTCTTAGGACCGTTGTCCGTACACTTCATCTTGAGGACGGGGCGCAACGCACTCGGGACGGAAAGATCTTCCTGCCGCCAAGCTGCAAATTGCCCATCACCCGATGCGGGTTGGATAGCGGTATAGACGATGTCTGTCGTACCATCCGCCTTCTTCACTGTGATATTGGTAATAGTTGCCATATTGCTTACCCTTTAGTTAGCTTCATCCGAGTTTTATCGGAGTTCAGCTGTTTATTAAAGACCGTAAGTAGTAGCGCAATAGCTGTCGCGCCACGTGTCACGGAGAAGCCCTTAAATTGTTTCATAACAGGAAGAGGAGTTGTAATACCTAAAGAACGGAGCATTCCAGCGGCCTGGGCATCAACATGTGATGTCAGGTCGGGACGCCCCGGATAGTTCAACCACTCAACACTATCATTAACAAGATACACCGTAGTAAAGGCATTATCCAGCTTTAGACCAGCAAAATCGGTCCAAGAGTTGAGGAATTGGCCAACTGGGATGAACCAGTCTACGAGGAAACTGAAGGGTATCAGTTCCCATGCTACGGCAGCAGGGTTAATCAAGCCCAGCTGGGATGCTTTATGCAGATTCGGGTTGGTTACCGATATCTGGGCCTGGTATTTCGCCATTATCTTGATTCGCGCGTGAGAGTTCCATTGTTTATCTGGAGCACTCTTGTGCGTTTCGAAGTAGGTTGATCCAGTGCCTTTAACATCCACGGGAGAAACATCCGCTTGCAAGATTTCAATTGCAGAGTGAATGTCCTTTACTAAAGGTTCCCATCCAAAGTGAAACTCCAGCCATATAGCTGAAGCGTCACGTGCAAGGTTCCACTTATCACCCTTGATTTTTAGACCAAGGGCCTTCATGGCCTTGTGGCGATACCCTTTACGTAGTAGGAGAAAAGCGTACAGCATACGTAGTGCGCTATTTTGCACCATGTTCACCGCTTGCTTCCTCTCATACGTATTAACAAGGAGCATCGCTTCCTCGTTGATTTTGTCAACAAACCGTCCATAGGCTTTATTCAAAGCTCTGTAACGGTCAGTTCCATTACCAACAAGAGTCTGCGCGTTATACCCTGCAACAGTGTTACCTGCCGTAATCGTCGCGAATGCTCCATCGCGTCTAGTAACATGACACGTGGAGAACACGTACGGTGAAGGCGGGCGACCTGCAGAGGGAAACGGAGGCTTCTGGCGGTACCATTTTCTGTAAAGCCACACATCCAGGGAATTAATACTCCTGTAAAGTGGTCCAGTAGTAGTCATGTTTCTCCTTGGAGCAACATGGGTGCATGCTTCCTATGTAGCAGTTAATAGGAAAACAAGGCACCACCCATCGCTGATTAGGCGATGAGAGGACATGCTAATGCCCTCAGCCAGCATGGACAGCCCTTCATCATACAGTGTCACTGTAGAAGAAAGGCTGACCCCATGATCAGACAGATAACTTACAGTCGTGCAAGGGATGACTAGTCCCCAGATCACTGACTGAAATACCTGTCCATCCATGCAGAAGGAACCCCCAT